ATGTCTACATAAAGTTCATTTCTATCTATTCTAGTAGGTGTGTTGTTTGTGTCATCACAAACTACTAAGAAATCGTATAATGCTCTTTGACCAACTAGTTCTAATAAGAATGATTCAATTGCTTGTCTAATCTCATTTCTTGTTAGTTCATCATTTGGCTCAAAGATAAATGGTTTTCCAACTGCATCTAATTGTGTTCTCAAGTAAACTGCTAATCTAGAAATGTTAATTCTATCTAGTGCTGAACTCGCCGATGTTTTAGTTAAGTTACCAAAGTTAACAATTCCTGCTCCTGAGAAGAATGTAATTGGGTTAATTTTAACTTCATGCATTGAATCTCTCACTGACTCCGTTACAGATATTGTTTTAAATTCGCCTTCTTTTGAATCTATGTAACCAACTGCTGAAGCATTGTCAACAATACCTCTTCTTGTTCCTGCTGGAGCAAACCATGGGAAAGACACGTTGTCGCTGTTAGCTAAAGTTCTCATCATCATGTGTGATGCCGGAACAACAATTGATTTTCCTGTGTTGTCAGTTGTTAAACCTGATGGATAAAACACACCCAAGTAATCACTTGAGCTTATTAAGCCGTTTTCACCGTTGTCTAGTGCCGCTGATGAGTTATTAGCCCAGTTTTGAATTGCAGTTGACGTACCTTCTAATCTTAAAGGTGTATCACCTACTACAAACGCTGTGTTGTTTCTGTCTGTGTTTAAGTTGATCATGTTTTGCATTAACTCTGGGTAACCAGGTGTAGCAATAACATTGTAACCTCTTTGGTCTTCTCTAATTGCTTGGTTAGTATCAATCTCAGCTTTTAATTGTTGTACAAGAACTTTTCTCTGTGCTTTTCTACCGAAAGTTCCTGAACCGTTTGCATTATTGCCTGATTTAGTAACCCATCTGTCTGGGTAGTAAGTTGCAACAGATTCATTACTTGCTCTAGGATTACCTAAACCGCTTGATCCACTTCCTGGATATTTTGCAGTTGTAATGTAACTGTTTTTGTATTCTTTAACATTGTAACCCGAACGTCTAGTGTTCCAAAGTAATATGCCTTGTGGGTATAGTGCTGGATCTGGAGCATCTGGATCTAAATGACCGTTGCTTAACAAGTTTTTAATTGTTGAAGCCACGCCTGCCGCTGTGCTAGTTCCCGCCGCTTTGTCAGTTGATGTGTGCCATCTTGCATCTGCAAAAACAATACCGTCTTCTGTTGTTTGGTCACTGCTGTCAACTAGTTCCCAAGCCGCACCTGATGTAGTTACTGCTACTTGGTTGGCTGTGTTTGAAGAACTTAATGTTGCTGATGTGTTATATTTGTAAACTTTTGGATAGTTTTCTAAGTCTGAAGTATCAATCCATAAGTCGTTAGTTACAAGTGCAGTACCATCTGACTGTGTAGTTGGTGCTGTTGCACTAAACTGTGGACCATTTGTATCTGTGCTTGAGTATGCAGTTGCATATCCAACCCAAGTAGTACCATTGTGTGCCATAATGTCTGCAACATCAACGTTAGTGTCATACCATAATGTACCGTCTGCTGGCTCATTGTTTGGTGTGTTTTTACTTGCTGTGTAACTTAATCTCTTCCAGTTAGAAGCAATCACTTCTGATGCTGTTGTAGAATCTTCTGTGTCACCTGCTGGTGCAACATATAAGTTGTCTACTAAACTTGAACTGTTTAGAGTGTATCCACCATATGGATGTGCTTGAGAAGTTCCAAAGCCTGCATCGCCTAATGGGTCACCGCTAGTGTTGTTCATTCTAATATCACCGCCTAGTGCATGTTCGATAACAATTTCACCAGTTGCTAATTTAGAAGCTTTAATGTTAATAAGTCTTGTAGTGGAGCTAGCCGCCGCACTTGCGTCAACCTTACCGTTAATGTCTGCTATAAAGGCGTCAACAGTTGTACTACTCATTGTAACTGTAATAGGTGTACTCATTGCCGCTTGATTTTTTCTAGACTCACTTATTGTAAATGTTTGGCCTTGTGTAAAAGTTGATGATGTTAATCTACTAGTAATAATAGTTTTTCCACCCTCGTATCTAAACAATTGGAAGTCACCAGTATTTTTTGTAGTGTCAACTTGTGAACCATCTGTTGTAACAATTTTTTGTTCAGTTATGTTGTACTGTGAGTATAAAGTTCCAACTGTTAATGCAGTTCCACCGTTCGCCGCGTCTAGGTTATAGATCGCAGAGTTGTGTGTTGCATACAATGGTGCCGCTACTGCTGAGAAACTTGCACTTGCTGAACTGTAAAGTTTAGTACTAATGTGTGCTCCTGAGTTAGCTGAAGTTGTTTTGAACCAAACTGAACCAGTTGGTCTGTTTTCGTCTGCAGTTTTCCAAGTAGGTCTGTTTGTGTGTTTGTCTTGTAAAAATTTAGGTGCTCTAAGGTTTCCTGCTGTAATTCCTAAACCAGCTAATAAACCTGTACCTTCTTCAAAGAAAAGTATTTCTCTGTCTGTAGAATCACCAAGCTCACCACCATCATGGAATATATCTAAGTTTCCTGATGTAGCGTTAATGCTTGAACTCACTCCTGGAATGTTTCCTGAATTAATTGCCGTGTTAACATTTGATAATGCAGTTCCACCTGTCGCAATTGTTACGCCATTGATCTTCATGTTTTGACTATTTGTTACTGCTGTTCCAGACGCTACTGAAACTACAGGTAGTGATAAGTGCCATGCACTTGAACCAACTTGTACCCAAGTATTGCTTTCAGTTTTTTTGAAAGTTTTGTTTGAAACGTGTGTTGTGTTAATTGCGTAATCACCAGTAATACCAATTGAAGTTTTAGGTCCTCCAGTTGAAACGCTTCCAACTAAATCAGTAACTGCTGTAATAAGTGTTGGGCTAATTGCCGTAAATGCTTGATCTGTTTTTGACCACTCAAATAATCCAAAGCTAGTTGATGCAAGGTCAAACCAGTATGTACCATTTGTAGGTTTAGCAGTCGGAGCCGATGCACTTCCTAGTAATTCACTAGTGTCAACATTTGCTCTTAAAACGTATGCTCTGTTGGCAACTCCTAAGAAAGAGTACGCCGCTTGTAGACCCCATTCATTTAATTCATATCCGTGTAATGAATTGCCTGATGCGTCTTGATAAAATTTTGGATCTCCAAAAGTTTCTGTTAATTCTCTTTGAGAAGAAATCAAATAGGCAGTGTTAGCATTTGCAGTTGTTGTTCCTGCCGCTGTGTTATCGCCTGATCCGTTTTTCTTATCTTGTGATGATGCTACTATAAAAAGTGGTGTAGTACCTGCATCTGAAGGTACATAGAAACTCTCGTTTATTACACTTACTTCTACTCCTGGTGCTGTTAATGCCATGTTACGTGTTCTCCTTGCAAGTTTGTACGTATATACTGAAGTATTTATAAGAATGTTGGCAATTTGATACATAATTTGCTAAAACCGTGGTGCCTATATAGGCAACGTAAATACTAGTATATGAACAATGCAGTTAGACCCTTATGTGTGGAATGTAAATCTAAACCTAGAGCATATGCTTATAGGAAAGTTGACAAAATCTATTGGCGTAGATTGTGTGATACTTGCAATCGTAAGAAACATAATAAGAAAGTAGGAGGAGTGACAGCACTGCAACGTTCAGGTTACAAGAAGAAAGCCAAGTGTGAGTTGTGTGGATTTAAATCTCAAAACCAAAGTCAGTTAGACGTGTTCTTTGTAGACGGCAATTTAAGAAATACTGTTGTAACTAATTTAAAAACTGTTTGCGCCAATTGCCAAAGGTTGCAAGGGATCAAGCGTCTCGGCTGGCGTTTGGGCGATCTTGTTGCTGACGATTAGGTCGTCAATTTTTGCATATAATTCTTCTTTTGTACCATCATTATCGATAGTAAAATCAAAGTCCCAACCCATCCAATCCCATTCTGATTGATGTTCACCTTTTTGTTGCATTTCTTCTCGTGTGGGCAATTCGCCTCTTTTGACCAGTATTACTTTGCCACCGGATTTTCTTATCATTTTAAGTTCATTTTGAAATCTAGTGTCAGCAATTACAGTTGGCTTGCCGTCATATCTCATTAAACAACTATCGATCCATATAGCATCATGCATTCCTTGACGCATAACTTCTGTGCCGAAATATTGTAACACCCATCTAGGCGTGACTTCTTTGCCAAATTTTTCACTCCAAAATTTATCCGGAGTTTCTCTCCATGCTCTGCTATCATCAGTCTTGCCTTCCAGCATTTCTCTGTCCCAATTGAACATGGAACTGACTGCATCTTTTAAACTTTTTGCGAATGAATCTTTACGGAAATTATGTTTCTGTACAAGTCTATCTGCGACTGTACCTTTACCAGAACTTATTAAACCTACTACACCTATCAACATAGGTTTATTATACTATTTTTTTAAACGTTTTTCAATCTCTTTTTTAACATCGTGAATCTGTGTTAATACCAGTCTACGCATACTTAACTTTTTTTGTTTTAAGCAATGAATAGACATATTCTCTAGGTCGTCGACCATGTCTGCTAATTCATCTAAAGTACATTTGGGTAGTTTTTTATATTTGGAGTCTATCATGATACTACTATTTAAACCACTTTATGGTAAAGAAATCTAGTACTAGAAGTTAACCAATAACAAAACTGTGAGGTGTACCACCTTCTTGGAAGTTACCAATCTCGCCTTCTAGTCTTTCCATTTCAGCTTGGCCTTCGCTTTTTAAAGCATCACCATTAAGTGTTGTTCCGCCTTGCGGTCCTGCAATGGTATTAAATTTACCTCTTGCTTCACCTAACATAAGTTTAGATACTGCAAGTGTATAATCCCTAATCCACGGCTTAGAATATATGTCTTTGAATAATGTTATGTCTGGTCTGTAGTTGTCAGTGTGCATAAGAACTGTTTCGTTGTCAGCTCTAGGTCTTTGTGTAATTGTCATTTTCTTTGTTGCTACATCAAAGTGAAACTGAATAAAACTTCCAAACATCTTACCCACCATTTCTTGGTATGATGCAAAAGCATAGTAAGTGGCTAATCCACCTGTTGCACCTGCT